GCTCTTGTTCATACTCCTTTGAGGACTGGCACACATGGCTAGCGTACCAACTCAAACTGTTCTGGACTACATCCAAGAAAATGCTAAGAAGTATGGAGTAGATCCAGAAACAGCTAAGCAAATTTTGCTTGCTGAAAATATTGGTAGAGATCCTACTACCAAACAGTATAGGATTCCTTCAACTTTGGACACTGAAAAGTCTAGTCCTGCGGGTGCTACTGGCCTTATGCAAGTAATGCCAGCTACTCATAAAAATCTTATAGCTCAAGGTTATTTGCCTGCAGACCATTCTATGGATACATGGGATGCGCAGCTTAATGCAGGACTTGCAGCATTGAAAGCTATGCAAAAAGAGCAAGGAACAACTGATCCTACTGTTCTTGCTGCTGCCTACAATGCTGGTCCCTCAGGAGCAAAGCTAGTTAAAGCTGGTCAAGTCGATAAGTTACCTGCTGAAACTTCAAACTACTTGCAGAAAATTGAAGCAGCTAAAGGACTTATGACGCCTGCTGGTGCTACGCCTGCGCCCGCCCCGGCTGTTCGAGGAACTTTAGACCAAACATATAAAGCCTATGCAGATACATTAATGCATGGCAAGCAAGATATTGATACTCTTATCAGTAGTTTTACTAGCAATGCAACTGAAGCAGAAGCAGCTAGACTTAAAGCAGCTGAACAAACTGCTAAAGCTGGAACTGCTGCAGGAACTGTCGCTGCTCTTAAGGGTACTATTGAAGCACAAACTGAAGCTACTCGTGAGCGTGGAGTAAGACTTCTTAAATTGGATACCAGTGATCCTAACAACGTAATTGCTACTGAGCTTACTAAACAAATGGCGTTGGAAGAAAAAATGGCGCCACTAGAAAAAGACATCAGTGCGAGAATGGGAGTTGGATTCTTTGATAATCCTATTGCTTGGTTAGTGAATCAAACTGTTCTTCCTGGTCAAGTCGAACAATATAATGCAATGGCACGAAGCTACAATGATTCACAAACTTTGATCGATCGGCGGCAGCACATGGCGAATGCTCAGAAAACTATTGATGTTGCTGGTGTAACTGATTTGATTACTAAACAAAGTTTGGCGCAAGCAGACTTTAATGTAGCTTCTGCTAATGCTAAAGCTGCAGAACTTCGTGCTGATGCTTCAGCGGGCGCAGCTGCTAAAGTTATGGGGATTGCAAGACTTAAGAGTGAGCTAACTGGTAGAGAACTAGGACTTCATGATCTTGCAGTTAGAATCGAAAGTCTCCAAGACAACATTCAAAACAGAGATGAAAAGAAACGGCTAGTTGCTGAAGTTGATACTGAAGTTAAAAAAGTTGGAATGTCTATTGGATCACCTAATGTAAGTTACACTGGATTGCTGCGTAGAGGTAAAGATGTATTGGATGAGTGGTTGAGTGCAGCTACCAATAATACTTACGGTAAGGACTTTGGTTCTGCTATTAACTTTATTCAAAAGTATGGCAATAGAGAAGCTATGAGTCGCGGCGATCGGGCAGAATTTTCAATTATGACCGATAAAATGTTTAATGAAATTCAACCAAAAGCTACAGAGATTTATGTAAATCAGAAAACTTTGTACCCAGGAACTAAAGCTTTTGGTGAAAATGTAGCTTTTGACATTGCAGCTGCTGACTACAGAAAGAGCATTGTAGCTTCTCGTGAAACCAATATGATTAATGCTTCAGCTACTAATCCTTATAAAATTAATCATGTGCTAACTAATCGCACTTGGGCAGGTAATCCAAACAACGTAGTCAATGCACTTATTAAACAAATGGAATCTCAAGGTATTGCTCCTACCGATGGAATCGTGGTAGAAGAACTTGCTAACCTTGTACGGATGGGTAAAGTTGATCCACAAATAGCTGCTGCTCATTCTGCTGAATACTTTATTGCAGGAATCGCTAGAAATAATAAAACTAGAGATTACAAAGCTATTCAACTTGAGCCACAGACAAACTATAAAGTTATTCCACGAGGGAGTAAAGTTCCTGTTGATCTAACTAATAGAGGTTCTGCTGAAAATTATTTCATTACTCAAGCAATTACTGCTAGAGCTAGAGCTGCGGATCAACTTCAATTTGAGGTCGCTCCATGACACTTGACAGCGAAAATCCATACATGCTTGCGACTGACTCTGCTAATATGCAGGCAGGCGCAACCAATAGCCTTCTGGAGAATACATACAATTATGTAGGTTCCGCTCTTGTTAGTGGAATCGCTAGTATCTACAACACTGGCGCAGATATGCTTGGCGCTGAGAGAGTAGATACAGCTAAATGGCTTATGGAAAATGATGCCAGCATGGGTGAATTCTATAAGCAAAATCAGAATGCTGCTGACATTGGTGGGTTTATTGCAACCAGTCTTATTCCTGGTGGCATTGCTCTTAAAGCACTTAAACTTGCTAAAGCTGGAACGCTTATTGGCCCTTATGGGCGTGCTCTTGGTTACTTCTCCAACGCTCGTGATGCTTCCTTGAAAGCTGCACTTGAGGAACTAGGAGCCGCCGGGGGCAGCATTTATACGCAGATCAATAGAAATAAATTAGCTGCTATGGCTTGGGGAACTGCTGACCAAGTATTGCAAGTTGCTGCTTTTGAAACTGCAGTAGCTGCAACAATGAAAGCTTCTCCCTTGCTTGATAAAGCAGATTGGCTAGATACCACTGGAGAAATTCTTAAGAGTAGTGCTGCCTTTGGTGTTCTTGGCGGTGCTCTTGAAGCTCTTGCAATCAACAGTGTTTATAAAGGTGCGAGCAAACTTATTGAACCTGAGATTGCTAAATATCGTAGGCTGGTAAAAACTGAAACTGCTTACGATATGCCTACTGGCAACCATGCTTACAAGCTTTTGGAAAGTATGCTTGAGCTGCCCCAGGAAGGTAAAAACATCGACTACTTGCACAAGCTTCTTCCTACGAAAGATGCACTTGTTCTTCCTACTAAGGAAGCTTTTGAAAGAACTGCAAGACAGACTACTCAGCAAGCTTGGGAAGAATTCAGACTCCTTGCTAATAAGATGACAGGGGGTGATACTGAGCTTGGACAGGAGTTTGCTAGGTTTATTGAAACTAAGGTAACTGATAATATCAAAGCTGGAGTTCTTAAAGATCAAACTCTTGAAGAACTTCAAGGCTATCTTCTTAATGTAGATAGAATTACTAGAGTTGAAGCTAATGCTAGTGAAGGACCAAGCAGTATCTTTTATGTAGCTAAACAAATTCCTGCAGAAAAGCTAGTTACTGTTAAGACAGTAGATGATCTACTTGGTCTTATCAGTTCTAGAGCACCTAGCCAAGATACGCGCCGGCAAGCCTATAAGTTAATCGGTGATGCTGCTGATGTTAAGGTCGCACTCATTGGAGCAAAAACTGTCACTCCTGTTGAAGAAGGAGCAATGGCGCGATTTGCTACACCTGAAGAAGCTTATGCTGCTGGCTTTGATGCTGTAGTTAAACGTGATGGTACTCTTGGAATTAATGCCAAGAGCCAACGTCTACGTCATAGTGCTGATCCTATTATTGCGCCGAGACAATACTTTAATTTCCAGACTGGAAGTTTCTCTTTTACGGCGCATCCCACTATTGCAGATTTGGCAACTCCTGCTCGTCCTCTTGGATTAGTTGGAGATAATTTGAGTATTGTTGCAGGTACTCAATCTCCAAGAACGATGAAAATTTTTGATGCATTTGATACTGTTAATCTCGATAGTATTGATGCGTCGGCGCGGTATGCTTGGTTAGGAATGAAGAAAGGTGAAAGTTATGCTTTCCCTGTAGTTCCTGCAAAGATTGCTGATACTGATATTCCAATGTTGGAACGTATTTTCCAAGAAGGTGCTGAGAAGTGGAAAGACACGCGGATAGTTTCTGCTGATGGCGCAGAGCGTACTGTAGCTGATGTTGGTGATTTTGGAGCTTACTTGAAAGACGCTAAACTTCAAATGCTCCAAGCACACTTAGTTGCTACTCCTGAGGATCTTGTTTCTCTTGGTGTTAAGTTCAATACTACACCAGCCTGGATTGAAAATGCAATTGCTAATAACTTTGCTAATGTTCCAGCACTTGATACTGGCTTTAGTATCGGTTTATCTAAGTCATTGAACCCAGCAAACGTAGAAGTAGCTTGGGATTTCTCTGGAAATGTTAGATTGAGTAAGCAATTGACTTCTGCTCCGGGAGCTATTGTGACTCCTGGAGTTACATTGCCTAAAAATGCTAATGCTGTAATGCTTCAGCAAGTTCCAGATGGTGTAGGCAATTCGATTTATGGAATTCTTGGTGCTAACTATGCTATAAAAGTTGGACAAGATCAAGCTAGTGCAGCAGTAGCTGCGGTACTTGGAGCTGATCGCGCCACCAAGATGGTTAAGTGGGATGCAAATACTGTTATTAATACTGCCGATCAAAGAGGTGCAGGCCCAGGTGTTCTTAGTTTTGCTAATGCTGACTATGGTGATGCTTTGCGCGCTGGAAGTCAGTATCAGGGGCAATTAACTAACATCTGGATTCGTGATAGAGCTAATGCAACGCTCACTACATTTCAACCTTTGATGGTTAAAATTGCTGATTCTAAAGAAGCAGCTGCTGAACTTGGTATTCTTAATACAGCTCTTCGTAGAACTGGTGAACAGTTTGTAATCCATCCTGATGATGCTTCTCTGCTGATAAATAAAAAAGCAATTAGATCAAAGCAGGATGGAACTTTTATCGTAGATGAAGATAAACTCAAGAGTCTGGAAGCTCAAGGGATCAAAGGACGTTTCCAGATGGAGAATGCAGACGTAATTGAATTCATCAATCGTTATCAAAGAACTAATGCTAGATGGGTTGATGAAAGAAAGACATTACTTGCTTCTCGTGGTATCAATCAAAACTGGGATCCTCAAGTTGTTCACGTTCCTCCTGTAGATACTGGTCGCTATCCTTATTTTGCCTTTGTTCGCAAGAAGCCTGGATTCATTGGTGGCAGCTCTGAAGTATCAATGATTACGGCGCGGAACGAAGCACAGTTGCGAGCACTAACTGATAAGGTTCCTACCGACTATGATGTTTACTTCAAGAGCAATACTAAAGAATGGTTCAAAGCTAAAGGTGATTACGATTACCAGCTTACTATCAAAGAACCAAGTATTGATTCTAATCTTCAGAAGTCTGGTGTTCTTAGTGACTTCTTTCCTGAAGTTCGGGCAGAGAATGTACTCGAAGATTATCTCCGCCACATTCAACATCAGGAAGCTAGAGTTGTACGGTTAGCTGTTGAAACTCAGTATGCTCAAACTTTTGCTGAGTTGCGCAGTTTGGGGCGGCAGTATGAACTTATTGGTACTTCTAAAGCTGCTGGCGATCTTAAGAAGTTTAAGAGCCAAGTAGAAAATCCCTTTGAAGAATACATTAAAACTGCTCTGGATATTTCCAAGAGAAGTGAATATACGCTTCTGCATGAAGCTAATGAATTTGCTGAACAACTTGGAACTAGCGCTTATCGGATGTTTGGAATTAATAAAGATAAAGCACTCAGTGGGCTGCTCCCGTGGGATGAAGCTAACGCGATTGCACGGCGTTATGGTATTGACGGTCCTTACAGAAGTGATGCTGAGTATATTGTTGCAAACACTCCTGCTGAAAAAAGTCTGACTAAGGAGTTTGTTGCCCGTGCCAATATGTTTATGGTTAATTTCACGCTACGTCTTGATATGGTGCAGAGCCTTATCAACGTCATCTCTACTCCAATTCTTCTTAGTACTGAGATGGCAAGCATTAAAAGTCTTGTGGCAAATGACAGTGCGTTGGCGGGTAAACTTCTTGAACTACGTACTCTTCCTTTACCTGATGGTAGTGGCATTCGTGTTCCTGGCAGTATTAAACTTATGGCGAATGCTGTAAAGAATTTTTGGAGTCCAGATAGAACTGCTCTGCTGGAACGCTATAGAGACATTGGTGCAATCAAAGATACCTTTAGTAAGTACCATGAAATGATTGACCATTTTTCTATTAAGCCGTGGCAGAATGCACAGAAGTATAAAGAAGCTGGGGATAAAGCTATTGAAATTGGCTCGAAGTTTTCTGGTAACCTGTGGGCTGAAGAATTTACACGCTTTGTTAGTGCTAATGTTATGCACCAACTTACAGAGCCACTAGTTGCTGCGGGTAAACTTTCACTGGCAGAACAGAATGCTTACATGAGCATTTTTGTTAATAGAGTGCAAGGAAACTATCTGGCTTCGCAACGGCCAATCGCATTTCAAGGGGTGGTTGGCGCAGCAATTAGCTTGTTCCAAACCTATCAATTCAACTTGCTTCAGCAACTTTTCCGTCATGTAGAAAATGCTGATAAGCGTGCAGTGTTTACCCTTCTTGGTATGCAGGGTGGTCTTTATGGACTTAACGGTATTCCATTGTTTGAAGCAATTAATAATCATCTTATTGGACAGAGTGATCTTAACCCAACCCACCGTGATGTTTACTCAACTGCTGCTACTGTCTCCAAAGCAATTACTGGAGATAAAGCACTTGGCGATTGGATGATGTATGGAACAGCCTCAGCATTTCCATTTTTCGACTCAAAAGGAGCGGCCCTTTATACGAGAGGTGATATCAATCCTCGGCATATTACTGTGCTGCCTGTTACTCCTGCCGATATTGTTGCCGTGGATGGTTCCATTAGGCTGGTTCGTAACCTCGTGGATCTCGGGACAAAATTAGTTAGTGGTGCTAATGTCAGTGAAGCTTTGCTTCAAGGACTAGAGCACAATGGAATTAATAGACCTCTTGCTGGATTTGCTCAGGTCGTGGCTGGACAAGCTACAACTTCCAAAGGAAGTCTTATTGCTGCACAGAATGATCTTTTCTCCATTGCAACTCTTGCTCGGGTAGCAGGAGCTAAACCAATGGATGAAAGTTTGGCACTTAATACTTATTTCCGTCTTAATGGATATATGGCTGCAGATCAAGCAAGGTTGGAGGATCTTGGTCAAGTAGTTAAAACTAAACTTAAGAGAAACCAAATTCCTACAACTGAAGAACTACAGGATTTCCAACGCCAGTATGCAGAGAGGGGTGGTAGGATTGAAAACTACAGTAAAGCTATGCAGCGTTGGATGACCGATGCGAATAGCAGTCTTGTTAACCGGATGATCCAGCAAAACAATACTAGCTATTCGCAACGGATGATTGAAATTATGGGTGGTACTACCCTTCCTGATTACCGGAATCAGAAGCTGCCGGCGCAGGTACTACGCGCTGAGCAAGAACAAACTCAAGAAACGCCACAAGATTAGCTGGCTCCCATCCTTCCGGTTTTAGAATCTTTCCATCGTCGCGCCGGACGACTTCATCTTTCACCTTTCGCAAGTTTGCTTCATTGACTACGGCAAATGCACTGTCGTAGGGTAAGCCTAATTCTACGGCAGTTCCAAGAATTACAAAAGATACATCTACCAGCTCATGCAAAACTTTTGCAAGATTCGCAGTAGTCCAATTAAAGCGCAGCTCATCGAGATTGGGGATTAATTCGCTGTTGACTTCTTCTTGGATAAGTGTAATTCTTCTAAGAATTCTGGTGTTGCGTTCTTCAGGCGTATTAGTGTCTGTAGTAAAATCACTTACTGGTAGTCCTGCGAGAATATGAAACATACGAACTGAATCAAATTGTGTAGGAAATGACATCTTCCCACTAAATTCATAACCTACTAGTTTTTGCCAATTAGGATTAGTTCCGGGGGCATTCATTATCTGCTCCTATATTCATGTAAAATATCATAATCAACGTACAGCATTTTCTTATCTAATGGTCGCTGCTTAGGAAGGAACCCTTCTCCTTTTACTGTTTGCAGCTTTTCTGCATTCTGAAGATTTATTAAGAGTGTAGATAGATCATGTATTTTCTCCAGATCGTTAGATACAATTTTCCAAAGGTCGGTAAGTTTAAGTGGTCGGCGCGCCTCATAGAGCGCACTCATTATTTTGTTTGCAGCCTCGGCATTCTTTGACTTTCCAAACTCACCAAGAGCTTTGGGCATGGAACTTTCTGTAAAGGAAAGAAGTGAGGATGCCAATACAACATCTTGCATATCAATAATTCGTGATGCTCTGGAAGCTGCACAGACAAGACACAATTTAAGAAGATGTGTGAAACGGCGTGTGCTGTAATGTTTGAACCGCTGGTCATCGAGTTCATGCCAACTCCTATAAATCATATCAAGTGCAGTTCTAGCTTTTTCTACAATTACTGCTGTACCATGCACATCTCTTTCCATTGTCTTAAATAGTTTGATGATTGCTGCATGGACTTTTGGATCTGGCGGAGGTGGAAAAGTTATTTTGTGCCCCGACGGTTCGCTGTAGACAAGTATAAGACGACTGAGGAAACCTTGTCCGATGGCTTGAGGTGGGAACATTTCTTGGAATCCTGCGTGAGTGTTTCCACCAAGGATAGATATTGTTGGTTGAAATAACTTAACTGGTCTAGAATTTTTGAGCCGGTAAGTATAGTAATGGTGGCTGTCATCCCAATCCCACAAGTCGCCCAAATCACTGAGGAACTCTAAGTCTCCTAAAGGAAGAAAGTTATTAAATTCTGGGGCGACCACAAAAACTTCTTTTGGTTCTTGTCCACTAACATCGTTAAGCTCCACATCTCCAAACATATTCTCAAAGAAAACTTCTTTATCTTTCTGACTATCTTTCTGTGGATCACCTTCTAAGTCTAGTAAGAATTTTTCCTTCCGTGTCTTGCTTGCAGAAAATTTAAGATAACCAAGCTCAGTAAGTATTCGTTTAACACTATTGCAAGCTGAACTTTTTCTGGTTCCTGGATTTCCCATAAGCATAACATAATGATTTGGGAACACTCTGAAGCGTCCCATATCAATGTATATGCGCCGACCAAGAAAAGCTCCGATGGCTGCAACAAGGCACCATCTATGATAGACTATTGGAGCTTCTGTTTTCTGAACATAATTAAAATAAAGGTCGAAAAGATTCACGATGGATTGTCATTTGAGTTCTGACCATCTATGTTTACCCGCGCTCATTCCAACAGGTATAACCATAGTCCTTTTCTTTCCATCAGATCCAGTGACTTCTACAGGAAGTTTCAACATCTCTGAAATTTCCTCAAGCACCCAGTCCTCACCTTGCTTATACTGGAAAGGTAGAGAGTCATGGATCTGAGCTTTGATGCGAAGAACCTTAGCAAATTTTCCATATACTTGTTCTCTCCAAACTTTATAGAATCCTCTGTTCATAATTGACACAGAAAGATTCTGCGGCTTGTGTGCAACAGCCGCATTAAGATGATGCTTATTACTTCTGGGAGTTCCAAAGAACCAGCGCGTATGCCCCAGTGGAGATACTAGTTTGTGTGTTGTTTCTATCTCAGTTAGAATGCTGTTGTAAAATTCACCTTTAACGACAGGGTAAGTTTTCTCATACTGGCGCAGCAGATAAGCACACACATCTTTGAGTGATAGCTTCGCTGGAAGTTTAAGCAGGAGCTTTGCTTTTGCTACAGCTTTTGGCCCCATTGTATCTAGGAGTTTAGCTGCCCCCATGTTGTAGTTAGCACCGTGATTAGTACGTTTACTAGTATCTCTGATGATATTCATTTCAGGAGTTTTCGGCTTCTTCCGCTCCTCATCCCATACTTCTGCATATGGGATACCAAAAAATGCCTCAACATTCCACGAATGATAATCCCGTCCAGACTCCACGAGATTGAGTAGTGTTCTGTCTCCTGAGAGATACGCGACACAACGTGCCTCAGATTGTTCAAAATCGGGTTCAGCGAGTACCCATCCTTTATCTGCAACCAGAAATGATTTAATGGAATCTCCCCGAGGAATATTTTGGATTTGGAAACCACACCAGTAACTGCTTTCACTACTAGCAAGTCTCCCTGTATCTGTGCCTGCAGGGTTAAGACGGTAAAAAAGTCTCCAGTTGCGAAACTTAGCTTCAACGATGTAGGTGGATAGGAGCTTGGCTTCTTTTTTATAGTCACGAATATCTCCAAGTATGCGCGCATTAAGTGGATGGCGAAACTCTGCTTTCATGGTAGCAACCTTGTCAGTACTACCGAGGTCGCCGCAGCCAAGCACCTTGAAAAGTTTCCCCATTTGTTTTGGGCTGCGCGGATTGAAGTTAGGAGCTTTCAACATACGCTGAATGCTAGCTAACTTCTGCTCCGCTATTTTCTTTTTCTCTACTTCAACTTTTGCAAACTGTTCCTTGTCTACTTTCCAACCTTCTATTTCACAATGAATGGAAGGAAAGATGAGGGGGAATTCTTCAAGGTAATTAGCGGCAGCCCAACTTGGAAACTCGCCCACAATAGAAAGAAAAGAATTGAGAGTAGCCCAACCATCCATAGCATTGTAACGGTAATAGTCCTCCAAGTTTCCAGATTTTCCGTCGTCTTTCCAGTACCGAATAGTGCGTATCGCAAATGCTGATACAAAATCAAGACGCTTTGGAAGCTCAGAATACCAAGAATGAAACAAATGCAGAGTATCGAAAAGCCAATTGTCAATTGGGCAATTAAAACGCAATAAGTAAACAGCATCGTAGCCACCACCTTGAAGGATTTTAGAAGCTGGAAGGGAAAGAAATTTCCGTATCCAGGCTAGGTTGAAGATTGAATCAAATGGGATAACCAGAGAGTGACTGCTGTGATCCCCAGCAAAGTAAGCAGTAAAGCTAATGCAGTTAATGAGGAGATCAGGATTATTGAGCGGCGTCTCAATATCAACAGCAATGTAATGTGATTGTTGGAAATCAGTGTAACGCTTTTCCAAAGTTTCAGGGGTTCCGATAGACCAACTGAATTTAGTTTCTTTGTACCAGTCATTTGGTTTTGTCAGTTTTGTAATGAAGCGTGTGAAAATGAATGCTCCATAAGGAACAGTCATGATATGTTCTGGAGGATTGAGAACAACTACTTCATAACCACCACGAGTTCGGAGAAGAGAACCTTGGTAGTCATCAAGTGTTAAAGACTTTCTAGTGTTTGCGCGCGTGAAGTCTGGGAGTGAATCTAAGATTCGTTCGAGTGTGGACGCGCTGGCACACATGATAGCATCAATCTTTGCTGCTTTGCACTTTGCTTCAAGGGCGGAGATTGTATCAACCGGCGCAGTAAGCACACTGACCCGATGCCCGTGGAAACAGGCAAGAGAAGAAAATCGAGGGAGATACTCTTTTTGATCTGGAGTTGTTATTAGTAATAGGTGCATAAAAATGGGGAAAGAGATTTCTCCCTTTCCCCAAAAGTTTTACATCACCGTGGCGTCACTGACGTTAGCGTAAATCTTGTCAGGATCATTCTTATCTTTACGCTGTTTAACAGTAGCAGCAACTTCCACATTTTGTACTGCTTCGATTACCTCTGAAACTTTCTTTCCAGAAAGACCAAGAGGATCAATGAGTCCCTTCAGGAAACTCTTGAATCCTTTTTGTCCCCACTCATTATCCATTGTAAAGAGTTGGGAAAACTTGGTGCCTGCTTCGCAGGGTGCTTCACTGGGATTCTTCAGTTCCAGTGTTTCACGCACCACAAATGCAGCTTCGATGCAAGGCTTATCATTTACAGATTTCCTGGAAAGAGAAACTGCCAGCTTATAGTACCCAACAGGTGGCACAATAAACGGCGGCAATTCTTCCAAGTCATCAATGCTGCTGTCCATCAAATCTTCAATTGGAATCAGATCAGTTTCATCAGTCATGACTGTTGTCCTGGATAGTTGTGTGGTTAATCGTTACTTGGTTGCGGTGCTAGCGCGTCTGGTAGCAATTTCCTTTCATCTAAGATTGCAAGAAAAAGAATCAGATATACAATTAGATCAGTTGCGCGCCCGCTGATAGATTCAAGACGGGTTCTACTATCTCCGGTTTGCACATCTCTAACATAAGTGGATATTGCGTCCCAATGTTTACCCGCATACACTCTCCAAATAATGAGCATATCGAGTCCACAATCCTCACCAAGCTTTCTGAAATTAGCCAACCTGTCATTGCTTCGGGCATATTCACCACCTTTCAAATCACTAAGTTGTTTAAGTTCCTTAACTACTTTTTCCACCAACAGATTGTATCGGTTTTGTTGGTACATTTTCTGCTTTCCTTCTAAGTAGGGAGTTGATATTCTGTGCACCTTCTGCAAGATTTTCAATTTCTATACCAGTTCTGCTACCTGTCATAATGCGACCATCATAAACAGTGCTACTGTAAGCACGATGCTTTTTGTTCTTAATATCTAAGTAAACGATGTTGTCGAAGTAGCGACCAAACTGGCGCGAGAAGTTGCGCGTGCCTGCTGCTGGAATAATTGTTTCTACATTATTTCCAGGAGCATCTTTGCCACCACCACCTTGTGTATCTTGCACTTGTTCAATCATGATTTCATGCGAGACTGCACAACAATTAAAGTCTCCTGATTGCATGAAAGAAAAGATACGATCAAGCATAAAACCTTGTGCACGATAATCATGGAAGGTTGGTTTATATTCCCAGTTATCTTTTTGCATCTCTTCTTTGATGACTGCATACATCGCAGACAAGGAGAGTTGAGTAACGCTGTTGATTACCAACCAGTCGTTAGAAGTGAAATTGTTAAGACAGATGGAACCAATGTTTTCTTTGCAAGAAGGACAATTTACTTTGCCATGCTTCCAGCAAATCTTGCACTCAGTTCCTTTGATGACTTTCAACAGTGTTTCAATTGCCATTGGCACAAGTTGATTATCTGGAATACGAAACACTGTAATGTTCTTATGAAATTCAACGGGCAAGATGGCAGGATTTAGAAGAGTTTTGATTCCATCTTCAAGATCGAACCACCAAAGATGCTGGTTTGCACGCGCCAGCTGCCCCACAAATGCGTCTTTTCCAACCTTAGCACGACCATACACAAGAACACGATGACTTGCTTTCTGTTGATAATCACTGAGTAACATTACTTTATCCTCAAGACAAAAGATGAATTAATAGATGATGATAAGATGACTCTAAATTTACGCCCATAAAGATCAGGATAGCTTTTGATTAACTTGGCATTTACATTCTGTATGAATGTTGTTAAAGCAAAATGATCGGAAGAAGGAAAACGCCAAGTCTCTCCAACATCAAGAGCAACTATAAAGTTTGCAAAAGCAGTACGCCGCTTACCTAATCTCATTGTCGTACTACAACATTAGGAACCCATGTATCCAATACATCTTTAAGATTGAATACAAAGTCTGGCTTCTCAGGAAGCGGCATGTTAGGTTCCCAAGTTTCAAAGTGATCTGTTCTTGTTGCTTCTTTGAAATCACAAACTCCATAGTGAGGACAACGCCTAGAAAATGTCCAGCATGAGCTGCCCCGCTTAGGGAAAAATTTCAATTTAATGTAGGTGTTGATAGTTGTCTGATCTAGGAGCAAATCTTGGAGCCACTCAGCGCGCATAGTTCTAGATTTTTGGAAGGGGATAGTTTCCCATTCCCGGCGCACGGTACTATAAACAAAGTAGAGAACATCGAAGGTTGCAACTCCACCTTCGAGTCCTGCAATGGTATCAAGAATGATGGAATATCCTAGTGCTTGATCGCTGTTTCCATACATAGCTTCATCCACAATCTTAGCACTAGTAGTCTTAATCTCTAGGACTGTGTACTTTTTTGTATTCTTATTTCTGAGAATGATATCAATGTGACCAACATGATGATGACCATTCTCACAATCAAGCCAGAAAAGAAGTTCTGATGCTGGTCGTCCATTGAAGGTTGCAACTTCCCAATGCTCACGAACAGCATCCCAATAATTGATAAACTTAAGGACTGCAAGGATAGCAAAGTACACACTTTTATTTTTCTTAGGCAAGTCTGTTTCTAAATCAATATTCCAAGCAAGAAAAGCTGCGAGCAATGAGGCTTGTTTATCGCCCGTTACTATGTATGTTTGTACGCCAGCGGCTGCACTGTGCCCAAAAGCAAAATCAATATTGGGCATCTCCTCGGAAACTCCAGGAGTTATTCTTTTCATTAGTTGGAATTCGCGGGGGCAGCGGTGCAGCACTTCTCGTTGGGAGTAAGAAGTAAGATTGATAAATCGGTAAGCGTGCCTGTAGTTTTTCTTGCTTGTTAAGGCCGCTTGTGAAGCAGCAGACTCTCCAACTGTGGAGTCTAAGAATTCTTCAGGATCTAGTTTCACAGGTCGTCCGCAGTAATTTTTGATTTAGATTTGGGAGTAGATGGAAGTCTTTGTGAATCCAAGAAGGTAGGAAATTCATAAGGTTCAAACCATTCTCCACTGCGGGCGCAACCTGTATCGCTGTATCGAAGTTCTCTAGGAGTTTTGATATGCTCGCGTAAAGAAGCTCCAGTAACTAAATCGAAACCTTTGTCTATGACATTAAAAGGATGACCACACTTCCACTCGTCTGCAGCATAATAATTGTTGCGTATTCCAATAACGTGTTTGCACTGAGAACAAAAAGCTGGCTCATTTGGATTTTGATTTGACACTGACTTTCTCCTTTACTTCTCCGCGTACAGTTTTACCTTTGAGAATACAAACGTGAAGATACTGGTTTGCAGATAGTCCCCATTGTGAGTTTGGACCACTGATAGTTCTAATCTTACCACCTTTCTTTCTGCAAGCGTCAAATTCTGCGGGCATTTGCACGCCTCCAATTAATGATGTTCATGGTACTCTTTACAAGTGTGGGCAGTATTTGTATTTGGATCAATTAATCTAAATCCACGGCCCATGTCCCACCAATACAATCCAGTTTTACCGCAATACTTACAAGTAACTGTTGGATCTTCTTCCCAATTTTCAGGCCATGAATCTAAATAGTAATCAGCTATGTCACCCATCTTGCTTTTTCCTTGCCGCGTCGATGGCTGCGTCGCGCTCGCGGATCAGGCGTGTAATGTCTGGATCTTCACCACGCTCCAACTCCGCAATGCGCGCCCGTAGACCTTCAAACACTCGATTAAGTTTCTGCAACTCGTCGCGCAACTCCATCAGCAGGGACAACACGGCTTCATCCGTGTTAGCAACACCACAAACGCTTTCCGACTCATGCCGCGTCAATTCCGCGTTGCGATACTTCGATCGCTGGCCTTCACTCATTTCTTCCTCCTCATAGATCCTCTGCTGTTACACCTTTAAGACTTTTACCTTTACTACCTTTAGTCTTAGTTGTTTCTTCAGCAAGAATGATACCGAGTTTGCGTTGCGCCCCATCAAGGATAGTTGCGATTTGGTCCTCAGTTAGCAAGTGACTGAGTTCTTCATACTGCACAAGATTTCGATGGATGGCGCGGAGATGCCCCGGCATTGCTGGATCTTTCGCCAGCAATGCAGCTTTAAGTTGTTCAATTTTTTCTAAGGTTTCTTCTAATGGTGTTGCCATTAATGTACTCCTCGTTTCTTTCTTAGCTCTTTCAAATAGATGTTACAAACTCCATCAAGATCAGTTTCAAAGTAGACTTTAAGATCCAGAAGTTCGTTCATCTTTTCTACAAATAGAAGTTGATCGAATGCCATAAACCATTGTACTTTTTTCCAGTATTCAGGCCAATGATCTGCAAGTTCTGCTCGCAAATGATTGTATGATTCTGGAAAATAGTATGCCTTATCCAATGGCATAGAGAATACCAAAGAAAATAAAGATGATGATTGAAACAGTTATGATTACTCGTTCAGGATTCACTAGTGTTTGTTCTGAGTTTTCAAGGCTCCAAGTTTTAGGGAGCTGGCGCAGCACGCGCTGCTTATGAAATTCTTGGAGAGAATCAAAAGGACTCATGCTACTTTCTCCTGCCAAGCAAGACAATCAGTGAAGGTGATATTCTTATCTCTGGGGTCAGGATCAAGAACGTGGCAACGATTAGTCCATTCACCATGAGGTTCTAATTCTTGTTGAAAGAATTGACATTCACCACAAGCTCCGCCATCAGTTTCCCAGTAGTCATTTACAAACTTTTCTGGATCAGTTTCAGAGTTCATAACTGCGATAGCTGGCTTCCAGCCTGAAGGTAATGATTCCGACGCCATTATCTATTCTCCTTTTTACTCGCAAACGTCCAAAAGATGGAAGTTCTAAAGAATGTCTGGGTGCATTTTCCTGTGTCTTTTCTTTACGGACACAGTTAATAATTGTCTGCATCTTTTCAGGTTTGCAGCGGATGACACAGTGTTTGGTTTGTTTAAGCTGATTCCAAATCTTTTCGTAGCGTCGCACAGATCAATCGCTTTCTTCTTTGAACCAGCGCAAAGATCCATTGACTCCAATGATGGAGAAATTTCTAGGATCTTGTCCAAGTTGACGGAAGTATTCAAATGCGTTGATGACTTGAGTTTCGAGATGCTCCGGCGGCACCGCAGTTTCTAGTTGCTGGCGCAGATGGAGCATCATGGATTCTGTGATGTCACTTTCATCTCTAGTGTGGGATAATTTCATACTCTATACCTTTTGATTTTTTAGGAATTTGTAGAGTGAAAGTAGAAATTCCACTACCCAAATGGAAGGTAGCACAAACGCCAAGAGAATTATCAGTGCCGTCAGATGCACCAATATCATTAAGCAATTTTTTATGAGTGCTAAAAGCTTTGACCAAGCGAATGCGAAGATTGTCATGAGTGCTTTGAGTTCCTGTGCGAACCTTAATAGCACCATCCGCAACAAGTTTGTTGAAAATGTCTACTGTGGTTGCCATTGTTTATCGCTCTTTCTTCAGAAAGAAACGTCCTTCAGTATTGCAAGGAAACTGACGAGCAGCTGAGCAAGGTACACGCTTAACAGGAGTACCAAGAACAAAATCAGCAAAACAATTATTGGATAATACTTCTGGACAAGTGCAAGTAGTATCCAGATAACGAAAGTGCGTACAGTCTTTGCAAAGAGGAGCCACTTGATTTCCTTTCTAGTGGACAGGGAGAAACTTTCTGGAGAGGTGCTAGCACAGGTGGATGTAGTGCCACACATGAGGGAAGAAAGGAGAAAGACCCTCAGCACCTCTCCGGAAAATTCCGGGCTGGTTACTCGTTTCCAGCGTTCCTTTTATACACCTAGTAAGCAAACAGGTAGGAACAGGTTAAGCTGATAAGCAGCTTCTACTTGCTAGTTTCAATTCTCTGCAATCATAACTAGCAAAAGATTGCAGAGTGCTTACTTCTGTTAATTGGTAGCTAGCAAACGTGGCCACGTCTTGGTCTTGCTAGTACCGGTATCAAAACTAATGGCAGATTGAAGTCGCGACTTCTGACCAAGTTTCCACCAATAGTTGTTATCAAAGAGCTTCAGCCAGCACTTTCTCTTCTTCAGCCAGCAGAGTTTCTGCACGACCTTTCAGATACTCATAAACTTCCTGATTATCTTCCATCAGAGAAGTATTGGCTGCCCACAGTTGGAGCGCATCATGCAGAACTTGCAGAGCTTTCTTGTCATTACGGCAGGGATAAAACTTTTTCTTGAACAGTTGGATGTGCTTTTCAATCCTGTCAAGATCCTTGCCAGTAACTTTCGGCATGATGGAACGATAGTCAGCAGCAAAAGAATCCCAATCATCATCAGAGATTCCAAGACCACGACGTTCGCCCTTCGGCAGATTGGCAATGACAGACCATGCGAGTTGCTTCAGGTCAATTTGCTCAGGTTTGATTTCGTCAGTGTCAGGATTCTTGCTGCGAATATCATTGACCAGAGTGCGGAGTTGACCGTAGACTTGATCGAAGATTGCATCTTGCAGAAGTTCCAGTTCCTTTCCGCCAGCTTGGATAATCTCAAGGATTCCTTCCATGCTAGGAACAGGAACATTCAGTTTGATACTGGGAAGTTTCTTACCTTCACCAATTACTTCTCCAGCAGCATTCTTGATCTTCTCTTTTTTGAAGTGAACATCAACTTCTTTATCTTCGGTTTTGAACACTTTAACTTCCATGACTTTTTAACTCCTGATGGTTTTGGGGGGAATTCCGCCCGCATCGCGGGTAAGAAAGTATAGCACAGTCAGCGGGCGCGGGGCGCAACCAGCCGCAAACTTTTTAATTGTCAGTCTTGTTCATCTTCCTTTCCTTCAAGATAAGAATGGGTAAGTTTGAAAACATACCAACGACCAGCATGGAACACTGAAAGTTCTGTAGGTATTGCTTTGAATTCTAGCTGCCCCAGAAAATCAGAAGTTTCTTCGTCAGCAGTATCTCCTTCTTCCCAAGCAAAGGGAGTTTCTGCTTCCGGGGGCATGGAACCATTGAGGATTGCATCTTCTGTATTCATACTGTCTCCTTTTCTTCAGTGAAATCTGCAACACCTGCTAGCTTGCTCTTAGTTTTAGAAAGCAAATCAGCGTAAGCACCGCACCA